TAAGTATTTAAGTTTATTATATGATTAGAGATAACCACTCCTCTAATCATATTATATAATATTATTTTCTTTAAGCTATTTTATTTTTATAAATCGGCATATAAAAGGCGCAACGCTCTAAATATGAAGGACTCGCAATTACAAACTTTTTATGGAATATTTTTAGCACATTAGCAGTAATTTTTGTAGGTGTATATTTTTTTAAAGAAAAAATTAATAATTATCAGAAATTTGGTTTATTTTTTGGTATTTTATCTATCTTTTTTTTATTTTTGGCAGATAGTAAATCATAAATTGATTATTTCAATATTTTCGGGCATTTCTATATTTGCATATTTTTCTAACAAATAAAGTTTTAATTTAAGATCCTTATTTTCCCTAACTGAATTCATTGTTAATCTCTCCAACTTAAAAATATGCTGCAATGATTCCATCCTTCCCGACATACCATAAGTCCTCTTTTTTACACCATAGGGATGTTTCAATTTCCATTCACATTGCAATGCCTCAACAGATGTCTCAAAACCCGTTAAATACCCCGCAAATTCCCATTTCCTTCCCCTTGTACTTTTAGCTCCTCCAACTAATTCCCCATTATGTTGTCTCAATCTCCGCTGCAAATCAACTGTAAAACCAACATAAGTTCTCTCCCCACCAATTTCCCGTAAAATATATACAAAATACTGATTCATATAAAATTGATTTATTTATTACTAATTTTTTAAGTTAATAAATGTTTAATCAAGATAAAATATTTCTTAGATTTATATTTTTTGCTTCAGTCATTTTAATAAATCTTTTTTGTATTTTTTCAAGAATTATTGAATCAAATAATAACCAATTTACACAAACACAAGTTTTATACAAATATGAATTTTTATTTATTGTTGCAACATCTATAAAAACAATAATAATATGTAAATTTTTACTTTTTAAACATTTTACATTTCTTTATTGGGGATGTGTTTTTGTTAATGTTATTATTATTTTTACATCCGAAGTAGTACTAAAAAATGAACAATTATCTCAAAAAGAATTATTTTCATTCTTTAGATGTTACCTTTTTAATACCTTATTTTTTCTTTATGAATTATACCTGTTAACAAACCAAATAAAATAATTTGATTAACAAAAATATCTTTATAAATATATGCAAAACCATTACATCCAAATGTTTGTTATAATGATTATTGCTAGTCTTCTTTCTACCATGAATGTATGGGTAAGCAGCACATCTGATATTAGACTTAGTTTAAATGATTTATATATGGCTTTACTAATGACTGGATGGATGTTTCTTTTTATGGGTGTTTTAGATAAAAATAATTTTATTACCCTTTTTGGTATAATTCTTACCGCGGGAAGTTTTTATGCTATTAGAAAACAATTATTTATCAACCAAAAACAATATTTATTAGGAATGATACCTCATCACTCAATGGCTATTTTGATGAGCAAGGAATTGCAAAAGAAAGAAAATAATATCCCAAAATTACTCAATGATATTATCACAAATCAAGAAAATGAAATAAAATTTATGAAAGAAAAACTCCTTTCCTAATCTCCACCACCAGGTGGTAAATAAGACCAGGCTACTTGGGGTGTTGTTTGTGGTCTTCCTGGAAATGGTCCTGCATTATAAACACCAACATATTTTGAAGGAAATGAAACTGCAGAATAACCAGATTCCACGTTCGTATTGAGAGAAGCTTTATTCATAAAATTATATTGATTTTTTGGTGCAATATTTACATATCCGGTTGGAAGTCCACATCCACAAGAGTTGAACTGTCTTTTTGGACTAATATAGATTCTACCATTTTTACTTTCTTTTGGAAATTTGTTTGCTGTATATTTAAATTTTATATAAATAACACCATCCTTTTTCTTTATTGAATCAACTGTCAAAATATATTCATTATCTCCTAAATATACTTTTGCAGGAGGATTTATCCCATAAATTTCAACAAAATTTTCAAGAGACTCGCTATCTTTGATTGCAAATTTGTAAATTCCTTTTTTTAATTTAGAGATTTTAAAATCTCCACTCAAAATAAAATCAACCATAATTATTAAAATAATTTTTTTACGCACCAAAAAAATATATTTTACATTATCACCAAAAATGATACTTGAATTTAATAACTCTAATAATACAGTCCGTGTTTTCAATTATGAACGAAAAATAATAGCAACACTATTTGGTACTATAGAATATTTTTCAATTTTCAATTTATCAAAAGATTTACAAAATATGGTAAGTGCAAATTTGTGTAGAGGAGATATCTATTTATGGAATCTTAAATCCGGATTTATCAAAAAAAGTCTTCAAATAAATAATAAAATTTCTTGTTTAACTTTTTCCAACAACAACGATTTTCTTTTCATTGGAAATGAAGATGGATCAATAAAAATATATAACCTAAATAATTACTATTCGATACTAATTAAAGATCATACTGATCCAATTTCTGATATTATTTTTGCACCTAATGGAAAAGTTTTTTTATCAATTACACCCAATATAATATATCTTTATGATTTCAATAATTTTTCATATAAATTGAAACAAACTTTTTATGATAATAAAAAAATATATAGTGCATATTTCTCTCCCGATTCCAAATTTATCGCAACCTCCGGATGGAACTACGAAATAAAAATATGGCAAATATCATCTTCTAGAATTATAGACATTATTTACGATGAAAACATGTTTATCTTATCAATTTTCTCAAACGATTCAAAGTATATTGCCACAAAAAATTATAAAAATAATATAAATGTCTTCAAAATCGGCTCAGGAAAAGTGTTTTCAAACAAAATAAAAAAAAATTCAATGAAAACAAGTTTACAATGGGAAAAAAGAAAATTCAATAATAATAATAAATATATTGAATATTTTTTAGAAAATAAATTTCCATTAGATATTTCAAACATTATTTTAGATATGATTGAGGAAAAAGAGTGTCTTGTTTTAGACAAAAAAGTAGTTTTTATTAGTTAAAAACAATGCAATATTTATTTACAAAAAATGCCAATAATAACCTCAAAAACTATTTTTAAAGAAATTTTCCTAACTAGCTTGGAAATATCATTAATTTCAATTTTACTAATAGAATTTATAGAAAAATATGTTATGAATTTGTTAAATATACTAATTATTATAAGCACAAGTTTATATTACCTAGAAATTATTTTTGAATTATCAATGTTTTATTACTATTATAAATATTTTAACCAATCAACAGGTTATGGTTTATCCCTATTTGACTGGAAATTACAGTTTCGATCCTATAAAATTAAACTATTTATAGATTTTTTATACACTTTTAATAATATAATAATATCAGGGATTGTAATTTTTAATAGGGGAAAAGATAGCCCAAAATTACCCCTAATTATATTTCTTATAATTGCTTCAACTGTTTTCAAATTTTTAACATTATTCCTATTATTCTCCTTGTATGCACTGTCAAAAATAAATTACCAAAGACCACGAATAGTTGAAATTGAAACAATTGAATTAGTAGAAATTAAAACATTCATAACAGATACCTGTTCAATATGTTTGGATGATACCAATGACAAATGGTCAGAATTAAAATGTGGTCATAAATTTCATAAAAATTGTATATTAAGTTGGACTAATAAACAAAGAACGTGTCCAATATGTAGAGAGCAATTATAATAAAGTTACAAAAATTTAAATAAGGTTACTGTAAATTTGAGATTCTATAGTATCATTGATAATAAGTCTGTGAATATTACTTTCTCTTGTTTGGTTGATACGATAAACTCTTGCAATAATTTGCTTTTCGATATCTTTAACGTAATTTCCGCAGATTGGTTCAAAAATGACAATGTCAGAAACAAAACTTAAGTCAAGACCACACGCATTATTTTTTGAAGAAAGAATCATAACCTGGAATTCTTTGTTTCTAAAAGAATTAACATTTTCTTCTGAAAATTCCTTTGTTCTTATCCCTTCCAAATTTAATATGTCAGAAACCTTCGAAATAATTGAGTCAAATTGCGTAAAAACAATAAATTGTCTCGTAGCTGATTTAATAATACTAAGAAGTTTCATTATCTTTGTACTATGTGGTGACGTGTCAGTATTGTTTCCTAATAAAAAATGGTCAGGATCACCTCTACATCCAGGACAAGTATTGTGATTATTCATCCAACCTTTAAAACAACTTTCACAAAAAAAGTGAGAACAATTTTTAACAAGACAATATGTTCCTTCGATATCAAGTGTGCAAATTATGCATACTTTTTCTTCTTGAAAATGAGCTTTGAGAAGGTTAAATGAGACGGACCTGTTCCTTACCGAACTTTTTTGGTCTCTTATTTTATTCTCATAAAGCGTCTTATTTTGTCTAATCACTTCTTGATCTTTTGAATCAATAATTTCCTTAAGTTTCTTTTCAAGATCATCGAGCTTTGCTTGCTCAATATTCATTTTATCCTCAAAATCCTGTAAATGAATATCTCGTAAATTATCTCTTGTTATCACCTTTTCCGAATTAAATTTCATCAAAACATCACAACAATATTTACGCAAACTCATTTCATCTGCATTTCCTCTTGCTGATTGCTCCGCAAAATAAATTGCTTTTTCCGAATCATTAAAATCGAGAAAATGATTGTGAATGTGAAGAGGTGGAAGAACTATTTCATCTTGTACATTAGATCCAATATTTCTTCTAAACATTTCTCGGAATAAAACCTCGTAATGTATGAATCTTTCAATATCTGAATAAAATACATTTTGTTCAATCAAATACTGGAAAATTTTAAAAATACTTTGTGGTGATGAAAATGGTGTTCCTGTCATTCCCCATTTATATTTACACCCTGACTTTAACAAATCGTCATATAACTTTGAAAATCGATCATCACAATACAATAAATGTATTTCATCAACAATCAATCTTTCATAACCCTTGAGTAAATGGGAAGTAAATTCGCTGAATTTCACAATAACAATGTTAAGAGGGATATCATAATGTTTAATTATTTCAGAATTCCAATGATTTTTAAGATGATCTGGAACTAAGACTATGGTAGGTATATTTCTCTCAGCACATAAAGCTAAAACTTGGAATGTCTTACCTTTTCCAGCCTCATCTGCTATAATCCCACCCCTCACAACAACTGGTGAAATATCATCCTGAACAATAAAACTCTTCCTATCCAAATCATAAATACGATCATCCGGAAAAAATACCAAACGATTTTTCGTAATCTTCAATGGAAGCATATTTTGTTCAGTCTTTATCATCCAATTAATATTGTTCAACTGATAATTAAAAGGACGCGTTATTGATTTTACAGTCAAGGGTGTCAAGTCATAAAAATGTCTTGACTCCATATTGGCAATCATTTCATCCCTTCTCATAAAATATGATGAACTGTTCTTGGATGTTGTGTCATTGAAATAAATAAAATGACGTGTAAGTAAATTCGCAATAGTATTATTAATGTTTGAATTAATCAACAAACTTGTATTCAATATTTCACAGAATCTGATTCGGACAGTATGTCCATCCAATATAAGCTCACAAACATAATAATCGATAAACCTTTTATCTTCTTCAGAAAATTCAGGATTATTTATTTTCCATTCTTGTTTGCAGTGATTGATTGCATGTTCATTCTTCAAAGACATCTCCTTCAAATTCTGCAGTTTCAAAGAATTCTTAATCGCGCCATAACTCCTATCCAAAGGAGTAACATTAAAGTCGTAGTAAAGAAGTATATTATACATAGCTCCTTAACAATAATTATTATTAAATTCTTTACAATCAATTTTTTTTAATCCAAAAAAATTGAATATCTTATAAGCTATTCCTACTACAATTAAATGAATATAGAAAATATTGTCTCAGAATTTTGTTCCAATTATTTTGACCTATTCTCCGACCATATAATCCAAAAAAATATTCAACAATTTTTTTACTCATATCCCCCAAAAACAATGAACTCAATTAATTATCTGTTTCAATTAATTATCAACCTCACCAACGGTGATTTAGCTATGGATGTTGATACTACATCAATTCCATATTTCTTCTCAATGGAAAGAGACTACACAGATGTTGATTTTACAAATTCTATCCATATAACTAATGATAAACTTATTTTATTTGTTCATCTATCTAAAGGAATTTGTCCAATTAACTACATATTCACATCTAATATAAATGTAAAATATCAAATTTTTAATTATCTGAATGAACAATATGGCGATCTATTCAGATTAGATGTGAGCGAAAATATTATCGATTTTGACTGCAAAATTTTACATCACCTATTCCATTTCCTTAATTTTTTCAATTCAGCTGATTATTCAATAAAAAATCAAAGAAAAACACCAAAAAATAAGGAAAATATTGCACATATGCAGAAAAATTTATGTAACTGTTGTCATCAAAATTTTGGAAAAAATTATGATATTGACCATATAATTGAATTAGGATATTACGGCAACAATGAAGAATATAACTTTCAAGCATTATGTCTCAACTGTCATCGTGAAAAAACACGATATAACCTCAATATCAAAAGCAAATATAAATAATTATTTTTGGCACAATATATAAGGATTATAAATTAAACAATCACTCAATATTTCCACAATTTTCATCAATTCCTTATAACCATTGGTATCTTCCTTTAATTTGGAAATCCATTTTATAATTGATTCCCTATCTTGACAAATATAATGGTACGGTGATGCAATGGTAGCATAATTTTTATCCATATATAAAATCGTTCTCAACTCTTCATTCTCACCAAATTCCTCCCATCCTATTTTATACAATTTTTTTAATAAATTATCTAAATCTATTGTTAAATCTTTCCCTGCTGAATTAACTGGATAAAAACCATAATTTATATATTCTGTTGGATATTTTGTAAAATTTTCAATATAACACTTTTTTATCTGAAATCGACATAAAATCTGCAATGCGAATATTATGCATTTCCCATAAGATAACCTCTTATCCTCCACCACATTCCTTATAATTCCATTTTCCAAATTTACCTCCATCTCAAAATTTTTTCCACGCATTATATACCCATTTAACAAATTAAATGCAAATTCAACCCTCTTACCTTTACTCAATGGTCCCAATATAACACACTTGTTTTTAGAAAAATTAACCTTAAATTCTTTCACAAAATCCCAAGGATCCAATATATCCATATTTTAAGCAAACATTTTAGCTTTTATTATTGAACCACTCTCATATCCTCTTAACCTAATATTATCATACTCGTAATCATCTATTTTTTTCAAATCTCCATCTAATTCCAAAAAAGGTAATATCCTTCTTTCACTTCTTCTTCCTAACTGCATTTTTACAGCATCCATATGTTCCTCATATAAATGCGAATCTCCAATGCAAATATGAACCTTTCCAACCCTTAACCCTGAAATTTTTGCCACCAAATGCACCAACAAAGCGGTGCTTGCAATGTTAAATGGTAATCCCAAAAATACATCTGCACTTCTTTGATACATCTGACAACTTAATACACCATTATTAACATAAAATTGATAACTTACATGACAAGGTGGCAAACACATTTGTTCCAACTGATTTGGATTCCATCCAGACATAAACAATCTTCTTGAATTCGGATTTGTTTTTATTTCATCAATAATAAATTGTAGCTGATCAAAACCTTTTTCTAATCCCTCCGTTTCTTCTATTTTTCCATTTTTTTCATAAATATATTTTTCACCAAATTTTCTCCATTGGAATCCATAAATTGGACCTCCTATTCCCTCCTCATACGGCAATCCATTCTTCTCCAAAAAATCTTTACTTGTATTACCCTTCCATATATTTACTCCATCCGCCTCCAATATTTTACTATCAGTCTTTCCCTTTATAAACCATAATAATTCCCTCACAACTCCATTAAAAAATACTTTTTTTGTTGTCAATAAAGGAAATCCTTTTGATAAGTCAACCGAAATTTTCTCTGAAAATATCGATATTGTCACCCCATTTCTAGTTTCTCTTCGTTCTCCATTTTTTAAAATTCTTTCCATCAAATCTAAATAATCATCATCAATTGTTCTATATCCTTCATCATTAATTCCATATACTCTCAACTCAAATCCCCCTTCCATCAATCGCGGCTTAAATTTCTCTTTAAATCCCAATCTTGTAATAAAATCATCAATATTATTTTTAATAAATGTGTCACAATCATATTGGGGACATTTAGTGATAAAAAATTCACTAATAAAATAGTTTTTCATAAAATGGTCATAAATTTGGGCACCTCCACATACCCATAAAATTTCAGTTCCCATATTTCTAGCTAAATTAACACCTTCTTGAACGCTTTTAACAAAATGCACTCCATCTTTTTCAATATCTTCTGATGTTACAACAATATTTATGCGATTAGGAAGAGATTTACCAATTGATTCAAAAGTTTTTCTTCCCATAATGATTGAATGATTGGAAGTGAAGCGTTGAAATAATTGTAAATCTTCTTTGCATTTCCAGGGTATTTTTCCTTGAAATCCAATTCCTTGATCTTGCGTACAAGCTAAAATAATGTTTATCTTCATTTTTAATTATCCATTAATTTATTTTTATATTCAAACGAAATAATTTTATTAACTAATACTATGAGAAATGCGCTATTAGTCGGAATAAATTATAAAGGGACTACAAGTGAACTACGTGGATGCATCAACGATATTATCAATATGAAGTTTTTTCTTAAATCCTCTCGCAATTATGATAATATAACTTTACTAAGTGATGATTCACCTGATCGTATGCCAACAAAGTCAAATATTTTGGCAAATCTAACTTCTTTAGTTGCAAATAGTCGTCCAGGAGACGAAATATTTTTTCATTATTCTGGTCATGGTACCTTGATAAGAGATACAAATGGTGATGAAGAATCTGGATATGATTCCGTAATTTGTCCAGTAGATTTTTTAAATGTAGGGTTTATAACAGATGATGTATTAAGAGGAATTGTAAATAATGTACCTGCTGGAGTAACTTTGTATGCATTTTTGGATTGCTGCCATAGTGGAACTGGATTTGATCTTCGATACAAATATGAAGATAATAGTAAATATTTAAAACCTGGCATTCCTTCAACATATACAACCACAGATTGGCAAATGAAACAATCATATTATCAATTCAAAAAATATGCAAAAACTAATGGAAATGTTTTTATGGTAAGTGGATGCAAAGATGACCAAACAAGTGCAGATGCATTGGAAGAAGGACAATTTACAGGAGCATTGACTTATTGTATATTGAAGACTTTAAGGTCAAACTATGGTAATTGTAAATGGAAAATATTTTTAAAGGATTTAAGCTGTTTATTAAAAGTAAAAGGATATTCTCAAAGACCTGTCCTTACCTCCGGAAATTTCCTTAATATGGATGATACTGTATTTATAACAAAACAATCTAAATCAATTGACGCTTTACTAGATAGCTGTGAAATATGCAAAACTTTACTCAATAAATGAAATTAAATTATTATTTTTTATTTTAAAGTATGCTTCTTCAATGTTGATGTCTCTAGAATTTGCATTTGGGTAGAATTTATCGAAAAAATAGAGTAAATAGTTGAATGTTTCTCTTCGGATATTTTGATCTTGATTACGGCAATATCTGATCATAAAAATAAAGGAAAGAATAACTGAGCAATTCCTTGCTATTTTTTGCTGATGATTTATGCAGTAACCAAATCTTTTTGGATTTCCAATTTTCCAGCAGTCAGATTTTCTACAGCATTGAATTTTTCCAACCCACTTCTCATATCCCGTATCAAAATATAAATAACTCATCGCATCTATATTTTTTCTATCAACATCACAACCACACCTTCTGCAACCTATCTTCTCCATTTCCTTTATGCAATCATAATGGAAATAACATCCACAATCATTCGAAACCACCAAATCACATAATGCCGGATCAAATTTCATCTCTCTACAACAAATTGAACACTCCATCGTAAAATCAGGCAGAAAAGATATATCAGGATTTAAAATACAATGACGACACTTTGGACATTTTTTCTCAATTTTACTATGCATCAATAATAAAGAACACTTCTTGTGCAGTATATGATTACATGAAAGAACATATTCATCTTCATCTGATATATCATCAAAACAGATTGGACAAGTTCTATCTGTAAGAACTTCATTCAAACTACTAGTAGTCATTCACAATATTTTTATTAAATAAATCATTTTAATATCAATTTTTTTTTACTTAAAAAGATTTTTCTTTTTATCATAAAATGCCCAAAAATGGGAAAACATTATGTTTAAATATGATTGTTAAAAATGAAGCCCATGTAATCACTGACACCTTCGACAATTTACGTCAATATTTCTTATTTGATTATTGGGTTATTTCTGATACTGGGTCTACTGATAATACAAAAGAAGTAATAAATAATTATTTTAAAAATGCAAATATACCAGGAGAATTAGTCGAACATGAATGGAAAAATTTTGGTTATAATCGGACAAAGGCCTTAGAGTCAGCCTATAATAAAACTGATTTATTGCTTATTTTTGATGCAGATGATAGAATGTTCGGAGATTTTAAATTACCGAATGATTTAAATGCAGATATGTATATGTTAATTTTTGGGAAAGTATTTAAGTATAATCGGCCATTATTGATTAATAATAGGAAGAGATTTCGATTTAAGGGAGTATTACATGAATTCTTGAGTCCAGATGATAAAATAGTGGAAGGTAAAATTGAAGGGGATTATTACATTGAATCAGGAAGAACTGGTAATCGGAGTAAAGACCCTGAAAAATATTTTAAAGATGCAAAAATACTTGAAAAAGGATTCGAAGAAGAAAATGACAACGGATTGAAAGATCGTTATGCCTTCTATTGTGCGCAGAGTTACAAAGATTATGGACCAAAAACATATGATGAATCAATAAAATGGTATTTAAAAGTATTGGAAAGAAATAATTGGACCCAGGAAAAATATTATTCATGTCTTATGCTTGGTGATCTTTATAAAATGAAAAATGACAATTTTAATGCATTAAAGTATTGGACAAAATCAATCGAATATGATAGTGAACGCATAGAGGGTATTGCACAAGCAATGGAATTATTATTTGTAAATGGAATACATGCAATGAATAATATGTTATATCATCATTATAAAAATTATAACAAAAATCCTATGAATAAATTATTTATTAATATGGATAGATATAGAGATCATATTGAATATTATAATTCAATTGCAGCGTATTACGTAAATGATAATGAAAGTGGTTATGAATGTTGCAAGAAGATATTGGAAAATAATATTGCAGATAAACTATTGATTTATCAAACATTCAAAAACATTATGCATTATCAAGATAAAGTTAAAAAAGATTCAAGTTTATTTTACTTGGTTGATAAATATATTGAGAAAAATAATGATTCAATACAAAAAAGTGGTTATGATTTATGGAATAAATTATTTGAAATTGAGAGGATAAATTTGGCTAAGAGTCGTGATTTTAGTTTTACAAATAAAAAGAAGCCAATTGTAATGATTACTTTTACAACCTGTAAAAGATTTGATTTGTTTGAACAAACAATAAATTCAATATTGAATACTTGGCAGGATGTTTTAAAAATAGATTATTGGTTTTGTGTTGATGATAATTCAAATAAAGAGGATCGAAAAAAGATGAAAGAAAAATATTTTTGGATGGAATATTATTTTAAAAATGAAGAGGAAAAAGGACATCGACAAAGTATGAACATTATTTGGGATAAATTAAATAAGTTAAAACCAAAATATTGGATTCATATGGAAGACGACTTTTTATTCCATCGTAAAATGAATTATGTTACTCAATCAATTAAATATTTGAATGAATTGAAAGAAAAAAATATTTATCAAATATTGTTCAATCGGGGATATGGAGAGACGATTGAGGATTATAAGATAAAGAGTTATGTTGGATACAATGAGGAAGTGGTTATCCATGATTATAAAGAGGGTACGTTTCAATATGCGAATTGTCATTATTGGCCACATTATAGTTTTCGTCCTTCAATGATTCAAACTGAAATTATTTTGAAATTAGGAAATTATGATTC